CGATTGTCAAGCTATCCACCGTATTCCGCGCAAAACGGCTGACCGATTTCGTAATGATAAGGTCAATTCTGCCATCCATTGCATCACGAATCATACTTTTAAAGCCTTCCCTATGCAAGGTATTTGTCGCTGAAATTCCTTCATCCGTGTACATCCCAGCGAATTCCCAGTCGCTGCGTCCCTTTATATAATTTGTATAATAGTCAACCTGTGCTTCATAACTTGTAAGCTGTTCATCCCGGTCGGTTGAAACGCGTGCATACCCGGCGACCCTTCTCTTTTTCTGGCTATGAATAGGTTTTTCTGTGTAATTCTGTAGTGTAGCTGGTATGACCTGCACTTTTTTCATGGCAATTGCACCTCTTTATTTTCTCCAGAATAAAACCGGAACAACAGGGTCCGATTCTTCTGAACCTCAATCCATTCCACCTGTTCCCGAAATTTTTGCTCATCAAATGTAGATTCGCCAAGAAGGGCTGCCGCTGTTTTTTTCAGCCAATCTTCTTGGATGCCGCTAGTGTGGACACATTTATATTTGTTCCGACTCCGCCAATACGCTACTCTTCTATTTTTACGTGTTTCCAAACAACGGACAAATTTCACATCACAAGTCGGGCAAAAGATACGTTCTGAAAAGGCACTATAACGGCTGGACAGTCCACTTTTACGGTATTGGACCATTCTTTGCTGTACTTGTTCCTTCCGTTTCTCCGTCCACATATCCTTTAACGCTGTCGATTTCCATGGCTGCTTAATAACCTTGCCGTCCTTTAAGTAAAATAGCAAGGAATGATAAGCCGGCACCACTATTTTCTCTACCCTCTGTAAAAACTCAGTCTTATCAAAAATTGCCATTTCAAGCGCACTCATACAAGCGCGTTCAAGAGCAGGCTGTGGAATGGCACCATAGGCTCCGCACCGTTCCTCCGCTTTTCCTTTATTTGACAGGCACGACCAATATTCACTCGGTTTGCCTTTGTACTTTCTTATGTTATGGATGTAGCTCTTTCCACAAATACCGCACTTGATGATTCCTGTAAAGCAGGATGTGTTTAGGAAATTTCTGGCATATCCGCCACGTTGCTTTCCCGCCTCCTTACGCCATGCCATCTCTTCCTGAACCTGATTGAATGTCGCTGCATCAATAATGGCCTCATGATGATTTTCCACTACATACTTATCCTTTTCTCCATGGTTTATGACCTGATGTTTGGTAATTGGATCTATTACGAAGGTCTTTTGAATGACCAGGTTTCCTTTATATACAGGATTCTGCAACATCTGCTTTATAGTAGAATCCTGAAATAGGTTGCCGTACATCGTATGAGCTCCGATATTGGCAAGCTCTCGCTGTATATCTCTTCGCGTTTTCCCTGCTAAATACCCCTTAAAGACTCTCCGAACAATCGCTGCTTCCTCATTCTGGATAACTAGTTCTCCATCTTTCCATCGGTACCCATAAATGAAGAACTTTGCATGGGGAATTCCTTTTTCGTATTTCTTTTGAAACCTCCACTTGATATTGTCGCTGATAGAGCGGCTTTCTTCCTGAGCAAAGGAGGCAAGGATTGTCAGCATCAGCTCTCCATCACCACTTAGGCTACAAATGTTTTCTTTTTCAAACCAGACTTCGACACCAATCTCTTTTAGGTGCCGAACCGTCTTAAGCAGGTCAACCGTGTTACGTGCAAACCGCTGGATGGATTTCGTAAGAATAATATCAATTTTTCTAGCTTCTGCATCTGCAAGCATACGTTGAAACTCTTTTCTCTTAATAATCTTTGTTCCAGTAATACCATAATCAGCATATACCCCCGCATATTCCCACGCAGGATTTTTCTGTATCAATGAACTGTAATAGCTAATCTGAGCCGATAGGGAATGCTGCATTCTCTCTGACTCTACAGAGACTCGGGCATAGGCAGCAACCCGCTTCCGTTTGGAAATTTCGGTAACCTTCTGTTCTATTTTCCACATTTTCTTTTCCATAGTTGAGCCCTCCTTCCAACTATATATATCACTCTAACCAGTAGAATTATCAAGTGTATAGCCCTCCGAAAAACGGTTGATATTTATGAAGCATTTCCTTCTTGAAGGACTGGTACTCCTTCTTGGTAATAAGTTTATCATTCAACATTTTCCTTGCCAGATTTATCGTTACCTGAAAAGTTATTTCATTAAAAAATAACTTCTTATCCATGGCGGACACCTCCGAACCGGTAAGCAATATAGCAAGCATGAGAGCAGAACTTCCGATGACTATTGCCATAGACAGTGAATGCTTTTCCGCAGGCCGGGCAAGTAAAAGTATAGACTGCCTTCCGCTTCACCAGCGTCAGATGTGCGTTCCACCACTTGTTCCGACAGGCATCACAGCAGAACCGTTTCCGCTTCCGCCCCGGATTCTGATCAATAGGCTTCCCACACTGCTCGCATACTGCTCCATCTATCCTGGTTACCAGACTGTGCCGCCGGCAGAACGACTTCACCGTATTGATGGAAATCTGGAGCTGCATCGCTATCCTGCCATACCCTGCCCCAGCTCGGCGCAGAGCAATAATCTGTTGTTTCTGTTCGTCCGTCATGATGGATACCTCCTAAATTTTTGGTCTTCAGGAGTAACAGGACAGAACGGCTATTACTAAGTACTATAAAAACAAAAAAGCCGATACGGAACATCCTTCCCGATGTTCCGTATCGGCTTTTCTCATACAATCTTCTGCTTTGCATCAGCCACAATAGCTTTGACCGCTTGCTGCAGCAAAGTAATATACAGCCTGTTCCGAATCTTCACCCACCAACTGGTGGTGGTCTGGATTTCCACTTCCAGTGGGTCTGTGAGGTTCTTCATCTGCGCTTCCACCAGCTTCTGGATGTCCTCCATGTCGATGGACTTGATGGCCGCTTCGGCTTCGCTCCTGGCAAAAGATACAACCGTATCGGCGACGGCTTTCTTGATTTCTTCACGGTTCATAGTCATTTACCTCCCAAGATCAGTTGTTCATAATCAGTGACACCCCGGGCTACTGCTCTGGCCAGGGCATCCTGGGCAGAGGCCAGGATTTCTTCATCGCTGGGATTAGTGATGAAGGCCAACTCGACCAGGACAGCTGGCATGTCCGTGTTCGTGAGAACATACAGGCCGTTAACGCCGGGCGTTGCGATTTTCACGCCCCGGTCAGTGGTACCGAGAGCATCGACCAGCTGGCTCTGGATACAGTTGGCCAGCATGCTGCCACGATAACTGCCGGTGCAGGCCCAGGTTTCTGTGCCGTTGGCTTCTTCGGCTTCAGCGGCATTGCAGTGGATGGACACGAAGATGTCGGCATCACTGCTATTGGCGGTTTCACAAATTTCATACAGGCTGTCAGATTGAAGCAGTTCTGTTTCTACGCCTGCAGCATTTAGATAGCTTGCAGCGGATTTACCAACGGCCAATGCTACATCACTCTCGCGTAGGCCCGTTTCTTCATTGACGGCACCTGGGTCGGGATGCCCGTTCGGCGCATGGCCGGGGTTCAGGAATACTTTCATTGCTTTTCTTCTCCTTTCTGATGAACAGCGGTTTTCACGGTCCCGCCGATGTAACCGAGCAAGCCAGAAGCGATGGACATGGCCAGCTCGTTGAGGGCATAAAAAATCGCCAAGATCAGTGCCATGACCAGCCCGATGACGACTATGCAATCAGGGATATTCACTTTTTCAAACATACTTACGCTACCACCTTAATCTGTAGTGTCACTTCTGCATTCGATTCCGAACGCTCTTTTAAATAAGTGTATAAAGTATCAGAAATTTTCCCAGACATTGTTGCCCCTAAATCTGTGTCTATATTATATGTCAAGTCTATGATTTCCTTGATCCCCGTTCCCGTTGTGACTTCAGCCTTACAGGCAGCATAGCGCTGTTCTTCTTTTACCAGGAATATCATCCCTTTATTATCCGCATCCTCGGCAACAACAATCCCTTCTATCTTAGGACTGTCCGGACTCTGCGCTAAGGTCATCAGCAGACTTCCTAAAAGGAACTGTGAGCCTTGTCCTTGCAGTGTAAGGTTCACAGTCGTAAAGGGACTGGTGGGAATCAAAACTGCATCCGTGGCACTGACAATCATGCCATCACTAATCGGCATAGACGCAGAAGCATATTGATGATTCGAACTGACAGTGCCCTGTTCTTTACCATTAACTGTGATTTTCCCGACGTAATAATCATTGTCTGCTTTTAGGGTAATATCGAGCATATTTTGATATTCTGTAGCATACACAGCATTTCTATCCGTATCATATTGCATCGATAACTCTGGATGATTGCAGGTAATCGTAATTTTTTGATGGTCTTTTTGCACCAGGGTTATTTTCTTCCGGGTATCCACACCAACAGATACGTTCGCTGTCCCTTCCACCAGTTCCCCATCGGCCGTATAGAACTTTTTTCCCCGAGCAACATCTCCAATTTCGGCTGTCGTATCGGACACTTCACAAAACCTTGCTTTGCCTCCCGCTGTAAGGGGTAATAATATGGATGGAACTTCCGTGTAATTAGCTCCCGCAATCTTAACATCCACTTTCATGGCTCAGTCCTCCTATTCAATGGTCAGCACTTTGGTCAGACTATCCTGGGATACTGCTACAGAGGTCAAGGAACCTGTCACTTTCGCTCCGTTAATATAGGCGGTTTTACCCGACACAATAGTACTCGCAGCTGCGGTAGCATCTGCCGTATCCACCACACTAGCCTTGCCAGCTACTCCCAGAATCGTCACACCTGCCTTGATGTTATCCGCGACCAGCTTGGCTTGTTCCTCGTTCGTGATGGTAACTGCGCCTTTGCCATTATGGTAGCCTGCCGGGATAGTATACGAACCGTCCACCTTGCCAATACGGCCACTGACAGCCCCATTATCTGGCATAGAGCCTGTCACTGAACCGGTTCCCAAGAATGCAGTTTTCCCATTCAGGATATCCACAGATACTGCAGTCGCCCCCGTTGTATCATAAAAAGTGGCGGCTCCCTCTCCTTCTGCTAGTGGAATCGAAACTTGAGGGACTTCTGCATACACTACGGAATTGATTTTTACATTTTTCGCCATGATGTTATTCTCCTTTACTCAACCTTTAACTCATATCCATTGAAGCTAATTCTGCCATAGTTCGACGGAATGGCAGCTACCGTAACCCGCTGCAAGGCATCGTAGCCCGCATCTGGTCGGATGATTTGTTTCTCTTTATTAGGAATGACCACTTTTTTTTGATAATTTCTGGAAGGTACCACCGGCACGGATAGAATCCCTTGCAGAGTATTTATTCCCTTTACAGTGCCTTTATACTTATCCATGGGTTGTTACCTCTCCCGTTATAATAAACGGACTGGGTGGAATGATTGTGTCTGTATACCCAGAGTCCAGCACCAATTCCACATCATACCAATAGGTTCCAAATGGTAGCTGTGCTGTATCTTCTGGTATCAGGATCAGAACACAGTCATTTTCTCGGCGCAGAATACCACTATCCAGATGCTTTTCTATCACTGTCTTTTCATCTGAAAGCTCCCGCTTAACGGTAAAAGTAAGCTGATCATCCGGACCTGGGATAAAGATGGCACCTGTCACCCGGTCCCGAATAATCAGCGTGATTTCAGCAGAATCCCCTCTTGTCAAAAAGAGCCGGTTTCGAATGACCGAAAAACCCATTCTATCACCTCCTACTCATTCTGCCGTTGCTCAATCACATCCAGGCGACGCTGCACGTGCCCCGTAGCTTCTTCCACCCGGGACAGCCGCTCTGCCATCTGCTGTCGTTTGGATTCCGTATCGGATAGTTGCCTGCGCAGATGATCAATGCACTCCTGCAGGCTCCGTACTGATTGATTTAAGGGTTTGATGACGCTGAAATTGAAGATAACGCCGCAGAGCATCAGGACCGATACCAGAGATGCGGCCATCTGTAACCATTCAGCCATATTTCTCACCTCCTATCCCGTCCGTTGGAACATGTACACGACGATGGATGGCTGCATGTTGTTGTGCGGCTGGCCACCACCGGCATTCTCTGTCGTAAAACTGTGGGCATGACTGCCATTCGTCGAAGTCCTGCCGGACCAGGACCGGGCCGCTTCAAAGGACATGACGGACGGGTAATGGTCATGATAGCTGCCGCCTTCATCATTCCAGTTCCCGCGGCCGCTGATGAAGAAGGCCCCGTTGCCGTTGTACCCGCTCTGCACATCACGGCCCCAGAAAGCACCAGTGATATTCATATTTCCCCGGTCATGGTTGTGGTTCCCGGCATCGCCGGTTTTCCCTGTATGGCCATGAGTAGGGATTTCCGCCAGGGTATTGGTGTGCTTCTCTTCGCCCAGCTTGTCCCCAGCCTTGTACATGGTCCCGCTGTCTGCTGCCCCGGCCCCGATCAGGCACCGCCCCATGGCAAAGGCCACCCAGGTCGTACCCGGCCAGTACGTTGCGGGATTCTTCCCGTCCGTAGAAATGTAGATGGCATTGACAGGGAACGGACAAGCCTGGATCTTTGCCACAGCATCTTCGTCCATATCCGCATAAGTGACCTTGCCCCAGCTGCCGTTGCTGTGCAGGACCGTATTCAGCTTCCCCACAGACGGTGACGGGACCATGCCGCTCTGGCCTGCTGTCTTCTCACTGCAGCCGCTGAAATCCGGCAGGGTGATATCCCTCGTGCCATCAAACAGCACCCGGTGAATCTTCCGTCCCATCTGCAGTTTCGACGCACTGGCCGCATTGCCGCTGATGCCGCTGGCATGGGCCTTGGCATCGGTCAGATGAGCATTGATGTCGGCTGCCGTAGCAGAAATCCGCTCATAGAGCCGGGCATCATTACTGACCAGCTGAGACACGGTCCTGTTCTGCTGATTGAAGACGACCGGGTCTTCCGAAAGATACTGAGGGAAAAGCACATCATAATCCAGCGTATTTTCTACAGCTTCTGTCGGCCGGACTTCCTGCCCGGCCCGGTCCGGAAAATCCGCTGACCACTTCTCCTTGATATACTCAGCCACTTGCCGTCACTCCTTTCCCGGATACGATGGTCGCTGTCGAGAACGTTGCCTCGCCATCCCAGTGAATCTTCCCGTTCCAGGAATAGCCCAGATAGATGGCATAGCCCAGATGGGCCGGCTTGTAGATGTCGAGCTGGGCAATCAGCTTCGAGAGCGTTTCCGTATCCTTGTCATTCATAATGCAGTACACCTTGAAATAATATTCTTCGTTCACTTCCTCGATGTGGCCGACACTGTACAGGTTCACGATGGAATTCATGAAATCCACCGTGGATACATCCACATGCTGCAGCTTGAAGAGAATCCGCTGCCTGCGGAATTCGTCGGTATCCCCGTCACCTGGTTTGATGCCCAAGAACGATTCATAGAGTGGCAGTGCCCAGGTGGCTGTGTTCACGAAGAAGTTGTCCGCCAAATCCTGCAAGGCCAGACGCAGACGGTTATGCTCCGTGCTGCAGGTATCCGCCGTCTTCTTGAACATCGGATCTTTCCCCAGGAATTTCGGCAGATAGTCCAGGACATCAATGGGGTGCTGCCTCATCCATTCATTCGCTGACAAGGTTCAGCACCACCTTTCCGACTACCGGGATCTGCTCATTGGTCAGGCGGATGTTCTCCGCCTTGCCGCCGAGTTTCAGGTTCCGATAGTCTGTAATCCCATCCACACTCAGGATGAGCCGGCCAATCTGGGCCAGGCTGACATAGGACAGGCTGAAACCTGTATTCTTGAAATAGGCAGACACAGCGGCCGTCACCGCATCCGCATTGACGGTGCCGTACACTTCTGCCGTAATATCCACGGATACGGGTGCCGGAGATACCACAGTCACGGTAGCCCCGATGGGCCGCTGGGATTCGATGTACCGGGACACTTTCTGAATCAGCTCCTTGGAAGCCGATTCATTCTCTGCCGTCACAATGATGACTTTCACTGTACCGTTCCCGTTCCAGAGCGGGATGACCTTGCAGTTGCCCACCCCATCCACGGACATGGCCCAGGAACGGTAATGGTTGGCGTTGCCGGACGTGATGGGCTGGCGAACCCGGAACAGGAGCCGTGCCAGAAGAGCCGCATCCGTTTCCTCATCGGCCCCGTCCGTGCATTTCTCCGGGTTTATTACGCTGTACACGTTGGGGATGGAATAAGGGATTTCCGTAATCGTCCCCGGTGCCACATTCCCTTTCACCCCTGTATCTGCGGCCTGGACAGCAATGTCTGCTTCCGTTCCGTCAGAGGGAATCGTAGCAGATTCTGTCGTGTAGAACCGCAGCCCGTCTTTCGTCTGGAACAGGCTGCCACGTATGATGTAAGCCCCGGACTGCCCGGTAACCGTCACTTGTCCATTGGCTTTCACGGCCTGTTTCCGCTGGATGCCGAATTCCTCGGCCCGGAGCGTCAGATAGTCACCCCAGGCAGTTTCAGCAAACGCCGCGTCCCGGAGCATGGCCATCTCGGCATAGCTGTTCTCGAATTCCACGGCATTGGTATCAATCATATCCCGGGTAAAAGAACCCTCGATAGCCGTCTTGTCCGTTTCGGTCAGCGTGTGCAGGGTCTGCACCATGCGGCTCTCAATCTGGTCTTTTGTCTGGGCATCGAACAAATTGCTCATGCAAGACTCCTTTCTGCGGCAACCGTGATGCTTTCATCGCTGTAAATGGATGTCACATCCACCAGAATGAACAAATCATCTTTCTCCCGCTTTTCCACATCCACCCGGTTGATCCGGGCAATATAGGGATTGACGATCAGCCCCTCCCGGATGTTCTGGCAGATCTGGTCTGCCGTATAGACGTTGTTGGGCATCGTTCCCTGATAGGGTTCAATGGTAATGCCGTATTCATCATGGTAGGCCAGATACCGGTACCGTTCCGTCATCAGGGCTTTATAAATCCACACCTTGAGAGCTTCAACTTCTGTCACGGTGATATTGTTCCCGTTCTCGTCATAGCGGAACTGGTGCTTCTCGAAGTCATAGCCGTATTCCGAGAGGAGCGGCAGTGTTTCTCTGGCCTTGGCATCCGCGCCGGATGCCAAGGCCACAAAAGGATCAGCCATATCCGTCCAACCTCACAATCTCATCTAAAATCACATACTGCTGGATCTTCCCATTCACCAGCATGGGCATGATGGCGACTTTCATGCCCGGCTTCAAGGTATCCGTAGTAATCACCGAATCGGTATAGTCGTTGTCAATCTCATGGTTATGCGACTGATAGGCCGCATCCCCACTGCCACCTGCCCGGTTCTGGGTAGCCGATACCAGATGTCCTTCAGCTGTTCTTCCATAGCCTGCCAGAAGATAATGGGAAATCCACAGTTCCTCTTTCGTCAGGATGATGCCGTTGTATTTCACCTTGATGTCCGGTGGGGATTGGAGTATCTCGCCAATCTGGATGGATGGGCTGTTGCTGCTCCTCGATACCTGCTCCATAAGGTTCAGCAGGCTGATATATGGATTTTTCTGCATTTCCCGTCACCCCCTTGACGTCTTGATGATGGTCGCCGGATAATAGTCGCTCCCCATGTCGATGCTCCCTTCGTAATGATGGAAACAGCCGTACACATTAGAGCTGTTGCCCCAGCATCCGCCGTTGCCGTCATAGACCACGACATGCCAGTTCGGATCCGGCTTGCTGTAGCGGTTGTACATGATGATGTCGCCTTTCTCCAGCTGTGCCGGGTCGTAGGGAATCGCCAATCCCTGGGCTTCGGCATCGGCCCGGAGCTGGTCGCATCCTTTGACGTTGCTGTTATATTCCTGCGCGGCAAAGGGCGAATACCCGGCAGCGGCAACTGTTGCCCGGTCCACGCAGCCATTGGAGCCATAAGGTGAAACGGTGCCATCGAAATTCTCCATGCACGAATCCACCACATCGCCTCCGGCGGCATTCCCGCTCATGGACGCCCCGCTCCGGCTGCCCGAAGCGGCCGCTGCAGGCGGCACGTAATCGGGGTTCGCATTATAGGACGCACTGTCGAGTTCCTGCTTCTGCTCATCCAGCAGTTTATGGAAGACCAGATGCAGCTCCATGGTATGCCTGTTGCCCTCAATCCGATGGCTGTCCGATTTGATGAAGAACCGCCCTTTGAGCTGTTCTTCCTGGATATCCACGGAAAAGCCGGCAATGCACTGGATATGGCCGAGCGCCTTGACGGACATATCATGGGCAACGGTCTTCAGCATGGCCCGGGCCTGCGAGGCATCGTCCTGCTTGGGGTCGGCCTTGCAGATGGCCTGGATGGTGCCGAATCGTGCGATGTCGGTGCCATTCGGCATCTCGCCTTTCGTCTGGCCCGCACTGTCTACGACCACCACTTTCGACACCATGTCTTCGATGGACTCGGACACAGATGCCCCGGTGAGATTCGTTTCATCGCTGATGAGGAAGTTCTCCACCACCTGGTCATTGGTACAGACCACATTCAGCTTCCCGTCCGTCATGTAGATATGATACCCCTTGCCATCCTGTGCCGACTGGTAAAACAGCGCCTGCTTGATGGCATCGGTCGCTGAGATGTCATCGGCGATGAAACTGCATACCACGGAAAGATCCGGCATCATCCCGGCTTCGATGGAAAAGTCATGGATGGTCTGCCGGATGGCATCAGCCACGGTCACATTGGCGTATTTCCGGGTAATGCGGGATTTTGCCAGATAGATGATATTGTCGAAGGCCACAAAGCGCATGGCATAGGACTCGCTGTCCCGGCTCCGGGAAAAGATGCGCCCCTGGAAAACGGGGTACGTCTCCTGCGTGACCTCATCGGTATAGGAAAGACACACTTCATCTCCCAGCTCCAGAACGGCATTCGTCCAGTCCTTGTCTTTCGTGGTATAGGCGATATCAAATTCCAGCTTTCTTCCGGCCTGCTCCACATCGCCCGACCAGGTATAAGAAAGGGCATAGGCAGACAAGTCCGTGTTCTGCGGTTTGTCTGCCTGCTGGTTTCCCGTATCTGCCTTATTTATCTTTGCCAACTGGAACATTTTCATCATTCCTTTTCAGGTTCATGGTCGTCAGCCGAATGATGTCCCCCGCCGATAGGCCGCCGCTGCGGATGATGCTGCGGTAGACCTGGAACTTGGAGAACTGCTCCTTATTGAGCGTGACCGATTTTCCGACGGCCCGGCCCACGACATTGCCGATGCTGTCGCCCGGATAATAGGTGATATTCTTCTTCATCTTCTGCCAGAATGACTCAGGGCGTTTCTTCAGCCCCGTTGCCGGGTCCGTTTTCCCAGTTTCCGCCGCTGTGACATAGCGGTATTCCGTCAGCGCCAGTTCATAATACACATCACCGCTGCCGTCCTTTTCCCCGAACTTGAAGGAGCTGATCAGGCAGGGCATGGAGATGGGTGTATCCGATACCGTGAGCTGGCAGACCTCGCCGCCTGTACGCATGGATTCCAGTTCGGCGATATAGGTATAAGGCGACATCGTCATCATGGCAAAGGGATAATCCTGGGCGGGGAAAAATCCCGCCAGCGTCAGGGACTTCAGCCCGGTCCTGCCTTTCATGAGATACTCCCCGTAATTGTTGATATTCACCGTGCCATGATTCGTATTGACGGAAACCATCAGTTCCGAAGGCAGCACGGGAAAGGTCACGACAGAGCTGCCCGCAGCCAGGGAAATCGTCAGATCCTGTGACGCCTGCCCGATGGCATTCAGGATGGATTCTAAGAATGAAGCCATCAGATGGTCGCTCCTTTCATGCGATTCATACCGTACAACCGGATCTTTTCCACCAGCTTATCAGCTATGGCGTCGATGTCCTGCTCGCTGCGGACGTTCATCGTGTCGATGCAAATAGTGATGGAGTGGCTGCCTGCGTGCATGGCCTGCCGGATGCTTTCATCATGAGGAATCACGGTACTACCGTTTGGCAGGTGGACCAGCTCGCCCCGGCGGTCTTCGTTGATGACCGCAAAGCCGCCGCCAAAGTTTTCGACGCCTCCGGCAAAATGGCTGATGGGTTCAATATTGAATCCCACATGAGTCGGCGCCCCGCCTGTCAGAGACGGGATGTCAATGGACAGGCCGTTGACGCTGGCAATAAGTCCGTTCACCTGGTCGATGACCCAGTTCACGCCGCTCCGGAAAGTATCCTTGATGCTCTCCCAGATGCTGGAAGCCGTCTCGCTGATGCCGTTCATGGCCCCGTCCCAGACCGAAGCAATCCATTGCATCCCGGCATCCACAGCATCCGACACCGCCTGGATGGCCTGTTCGATATACTGAGAAACTGTATCCCAGTTGCTCCAGAGGAGATACAGCCCTGCGATGACGGCAGC